ATGAATAAAATAGACAAAGACTATCAAGCACTACTCCAAGAATACGAAACGGCTAGAAACAATTTTCAACATTATAGTATGAAAGTAACCTATGGCGAAAAACTTGATATAAAATATAACGCAGAACAAGCTAATAATTGGGATGTAATAATTAAGGATTTAAGAAGTAAAATAATCAAAAATGAACAAACTAGATAAAGACTATCAAGCACTACTCCAAGACATAATGGACAATGGGGTCAGTAAAAGCGACCGAACGGGAACGGGAACTATATCCGTATTTGGTCGACAAATCCGTCACAAGATGAGTGATGGCTTTCCACTCATTAATACCAAAAAAATGTATTGGAAAGGAATTGTAGTTGAATTACTTTGGTTTTTAAGGGGGGAAACAAATATAAAATACCTGGTGGATAATGGTTGTCATATTTGGGATGGTGATGCTTATAAGAATTATTTATCAAAAATAAACAATGGTAGAATCTATCCAAATTCATTCACACAAGAAGAATTCATCGACAAAATCAAAACAGATGATGAGTTTGCTAAGACTTGGGGCGACCTTGGGCCAATTTATGGTAAGCAATGGAGAAATTGGACTAAATTTGAAGATGAAAGTAAAGAACATAATGAATGGTATATTTCATCAGAATCAATAGACCAAATTGCAAACTTAATCCGTGACCTTAAAACAAATCCTGACTCAAGACGATTAATGGTAAGTGCTTGGAATCCGTCAGATTTGCCAGTTACTGATTATAGAACCGACGATGAACTTTACCAAGATTATCTAAAAGATTTTGAAAAGTGATAAAATTGTAATGCTTCCTTGAATATATAAAATAAAAAGGAAGTAATACCATTATGATTATCTATAAAACTACAAATCTAGCGAATGGCAAAATTTACATAGGACGAGACAAAAACAACAATCCAGCATATTTAGGGAGCGGTAAAATTTTACATCTTGCTTTTCAGAAGTACGGACTTGAAAATTTTAATAAAGAAATTCTTGAAGTATGCGAATCGGTAGAAGATTTAAATGAAAGAGAAAAGTACTGGATAAGTTTTTATGATTCAACAAATAGAAGCTTTGGTTACAATATAGCTTTAGGCGGAAATGGAGGAGACACTATTTCAAATCATCCAAATAAAGATTTAATTAGGCAAAAACATTCAGAGTGGATGCAAGAAAACAATCCAACTAGAGGTAGAAAGAAGAGTGAAGATGAAATAGAAAGATGGAAAGATTCTTTTGTTGGAAAATATAAAGGTGAAAACAGTCCAAACTTTGGAAAAAAACGCAATGGTGATTCAAAAATTAAAATGTCAGAAGCTAAAAAAAAATGGCATGAAAATTTAACAGAAGAAGAAAGAAATAGCATTAATGATAAAATAAGCAAATCAAATAAAGGTAAAGAAGGTTATTGGAAAGGAAAGGATAATACTAATCATTCAGACTGGATGAAACGAAATAATCCAATGAAAGGCAAAACGCATACTGATGAAGTAAAACAGAGAATATCTGAAGCTAATAAAAAACCTAAATCCGAAGAGACGAAAAGAAAACTTAGTGAAGCAAATAAAGGCAAGAAACCAGGAAATATGGTAAGCGTAGAAGTTGAAGGAATCGTCTATGAAAGTCTATCTGATGCTTCAGTTAAGACTGGGTTAAATATGTCAACACTAAGAAATAGAATCAAATCAAAAAATGTCAAATACGTAAATTACAAACTATATGAATCCGCTAACTAAAGAAGAGTTTTTAGAAAAACTAAAAACTGATAGAAATTTTAATAACAAATATGGCCGAAAACATATCACAGAAGGGAAGCAAGTTCTCCCGCCTTGTCATTACGGATTTCAATTTTATACAAGAGAGTTGAGTTTGGATGAGAGAAACGACCTACTAAACAAAAAAACAAATAGAAGCCATAAAAGAGAAAATTGTTTTAGTGGTGAAGAATTTGAAAGAGAGACATTACAAGACTGTAAAGCATTTAACATCCCAACCAGAGCAATCTCTTTAATGTGGAATCAACGCAGCTGCGATACTTTTTTAGGTTTACCATTCAATATTGCTTCTTACGGCTTACTGCTGGAAATCATTGCAAAGGCGGTTAATATGATTCCTGATGAACTGATTGGTAACTTGGGTGATACTCACCTTTACAAAAATCATATTGACCAGGCCAAACTACAAATTAGTAGAGAATTGGATTTAGAAGAAAGGAGAGCAATGGTATCTCAAGAAATGTTTAACCAAATCTATAATGGGGGTAGTCCCGAATCACTATCCCATTCCGAGTGTGACCAATGGAATATACCAAGGGTCATCCCGAGAGAACCATACCCTTTACCCAAACTTGAAATCAATACCGAATTCTGGCCCACCGAAAGTGGTGAATGTGGAATCGGGAATCTTGTCAGCGATATAGATTTTTTAATCCAAAATATGCAAATAGAAGATTTTCAAATGGTCGGATATCAATCGCACCCATCAATTAAAGCACCCCTCTCCAATTAAAAACGAGAACAGTCCAAGCCGATGGCTTGGACTTTTTATTCGGTGGTATATCAAGGATGTTTAAGATGTGAAATACTAATCCAAAAAAATACAACCCCTTATTTACCCACCACGCAAGTATTTCTAGGGTAATAATTTGGTTTCTCCCAAATTTTGATTATCTTTGTGGTATTATTAACCTTTCTAAAAAAACTTTATGTATCAAAAATTAGTAAAAATCGAGGATGGATTGTGGCTGTATAAAGGTTGCTTTATTCAAAAAAATAACAACCCCATGTTTATGGGCGATTATGAGGTGTTCAAAAATAACGAACATCAACATTATGTGGCTATGTGTTTTTCTTTTACCGAAGCGAGGAAAATATGTGCAAAGAATGAGTGCTTCGACAACTACTTGAAATTCCAAATTTCTTAGAAAGCGAATAAAATGGAAAAAGAAAAATATTTTAGTGGTTTCGGTATCAAAATTTTATATGAGGGATTTGATGACATTGATTGTTTAGAAACACTTATTGTTAAGTACGAACATAGTGATAATTTTGATTTAGATATGTTACCGATTTATGAATACTATGGTGATAATACAAGAGTAGTTAGTAAGTATAAAAATATTTTTATATTAAAACAATAAATTTAAAACTATGAATACAGAAGATGGTAAATTAATAGAACAACAAGAGCACTTGGATATACTTGTAGTGATATGTCGTTTTTTAGATAAACTTCAATATAGATACAGTTTAAATGAATTCTGTCCTGCTGATATAACATTGTCTAAAAATGGTGATATGTTATTTGCAATGGTTAAAGACACGGATGGCGGAGAAATCATTTTACATCGTTGGCAACTTGATGAATTTAAAGATTCGATAGTTTATTAAAATGACATATAACGGATAAATGTAAATACAGTTAAATTTTATATTATGAAAAAGACAATTGAGGAAACAACAAGATTATTAATGCAAGGAACACTAACAAAAGATGAAGCCGATAAAATTTTATTGGATTTACATAGTGTTAGCAACCAAAGGGAACTGTTATTGGCTTATGACCAATATTGTGATAAAATGAAAGAATTGTACGAAAACCCAAGACCTAAATCTCTATTGCGAGATGCTTTTTTAAGCCAATTATAGTTGCTAATGTTGTTTATCATTTGTTATGCGTAGTTTATTAACAAAATCAAAATATATGAAAATAAGATTATTAGAAGAAGCGACAGATAGGGAAGTTGAATTGGTAGGTAAAGTTTTATGTACTCGGTCAGATGAATACGATATGTCATGGGAGTTTCAAAAAGGAACTGAATATGATTTATATAAACAAACATTCGAAGATGGTACAGAACTTTATATCGTATTCAATAACGGATGGTATTCAAACTTTACCGATATTAATTTAATGTCGGATAAATATTTTGATTTTGTGTTAAGATAAATTACACATAACGCTCGATGATACCCAACCCAAAACTCTTTTCTGATAATTACCCAATTGAAACTTATGCAACCAAAAGATGAATTTTTATTAGACCTTTATATGGTGGGGTTTGGGGACGAACTTCGCAGTAACCCTAAGGTTGAGTATGCGGATACTTTACATGAGCGTGCATATCAATTAGGGCGGATAGATGCCCTAATTGGGGATGATGTTCGGTCGGTGGATTATCAAACCAACGAAGAAATTTTACACCGAATTTATAATCTAAAACCATAATTACTATGAGGTATTTACTCTTACTTTTGGTGTTTGGTTTGACCACCTCTTGTGTCGACCAATACGCCCGCCAAAAACATTTAAACAAACTATATCCAAATTGTAAGGTTGAGCCCGCAACGGGACTTATACAAAGAGATGGTTTCGATTTTATAGTGATTGATTCCACCAATCAAATTATAGCCGTTAATTTTTATTTATTCAGTGAAACCAAAATTTGGAGTTTAAGAAACATTCGATGAAAAACTATATCTATAAAATTATATGGGAGCATAAGTATTCCTTATTGTTGATTTATCTATACATCTTTACGGCACAACTTTTGTTTCTTGCCGAGCCTTATATATTAGGCAAAACGATTGATGGTTTGCTCGTAGGAAATTATTTTTGGATTTTCGTTTTCTTGGGGGTGGAATTGGTTGGGAATGTTTTTTGGTATAAAAGAATGGTGATGGATACGAAAGTATACACCAAAATGTACAACCAGTTAATTTTTGAGTATTTAGACCAAGACAAGGACTCGGAGGTCTCCGCTAAATTGGCACGAACCGATTTGGCGCACAGTATCATCCATTTCTTAGAGTGGGATATGCATTATTACATTATGTCCCTCATTAGCATAGTTGGGGCGTTGTGTTTTATTTTTATAGAACACACCCTCACGGGTTGTGTCGTTGTAATCGCCACTTCCCCCGTGGTGTGGGTTGTGGTCAAATTCTATAAAAAAATAGCCCAAGGAACTCGAGTCAGTAATACCCATTTCGAACAAAAGATGTCCGTTATGGAAACGGAAGATATTCACCAAATCAAAACCTTTTTTAAAAGGAGGGCTAGGGTCATTATTGCTCAGTCTACCATCCAAGGGAAAAATTGGGCGGCTCTCAATTCCGTCAAAACAATCTTTTTAATTTTAGCCTTGGTTGTGTATACTAACGGAAACCTTAATTTATCCCAAGGTCAAGCTATTGCCATTTATGCCTATATCCATCAATTCCTCATTTCTTTGATGTCCATTCCTATTGGTATGGAAACGTTCACTCGAATCAAAGATGTACTCTCTCGCATCAATGCGGTTAAGAAGTAAATAAGCAGAGCACCCCCAACCCAAAAAAAATAATCCCTATGAAAGAAAAACCGCTCGAAATTTGGTTTTCTCCTCAAGGTGTCGTATCTTCGAGGTGTGATTGGAGCGGGGGCGATGGGTTCACTATTTAATGCCGATGTCATGGAAATTAAAGTGGGCGATAAAGTTTCTGCGAGGGTAACCAAAAATGGTTATTTTAACAATCCCCATGTAGGCATTAAATACTATCCTTCGAATAGTACCACCCTTTAATTCTTAATATTATGGATAAACAACTCCGACACCGATTACAAAACCTCCTTACTGACCTTTGGTTGGTTGAGGGATATCCCACCCATCAATTGATAAATAACCTATCTGCTTTTTGGGATGGGGTGGATACTTCCGAGGATATCTATTCCGACCCCCTACTCGAAACCTTAAAGGATGGGGGCTATGAATGGATAATCTCCGAACTGCACGACTTAGTGCCCCACCTCTCGGTGAGTTTAGTTTCCGATGAGGAGTAGCCTTTTGGGTAAAAAAATACAAAACATCTAAAATCATGGCAGTACAACACAACAAATGGTCTCATTTTGAATACGAAGACCACCATTATCGAGTCAGACTAATAGATTACGGGTGGTCTTATACTATTTTTCAAATACAAAAACAAACCAATACGACGAGGCGTAAATATTTTATCTTTGGCGAATTAATTCCTACTTGGGAACACCTGGTGTCCCCGAATTTTGATTATTTTTCCTATGGTACTTTTATCCGAAGAAATTTTTATGATGCGGATTGGGTCAAGATATGGGCAGTCCGAGCCATCGAAAATGTCCGTCATAATATTATTCACCAACATGAAAATAAAATCTAATGCAAAAAATATTTCTAATGATAATACTTGGCTTAGTTTTAGGAACGAGCTGTAGAAGAGATGCCAAAGAGGTGGCGGTTACTAACAACAATCAGTTCGAAGTGGAGCTGCTCTTCGAAGTAGATGGGTGTAAGGTGTATCGATTTTGGGATGGTGGGTATAGATACTTCACCAAGTGCTCGGGTTCGGTTCAGTGGAAAACCAATGACAAAAACCACATCCAATACGAAATCCAAACCAACTCAAACTAACTACTACCTATGGCATCTCAAAACCCACAAAGACTAAAGAAGCAACCCAATAGGTGGGCACACGGAGGTATCCTTGTGGTTGGTCTCTTAGGCGTGGTGGTTGGTGTTTATCTGTCCCTACTCCTATGGAAAATATACCACCTATAAAAACCGAGCAAGAACCCACAAACCCCTTGAGCCATCGAGATTATCACTATCGAATGGTTGATGTGTCGATTCATCGTTTCGCAGTGGTGATTTATCAAGAATTGTGGTGGGGGCAGCAACAGCAATTACCCCACTATAAGGCATATCAATCGGTTTGGGCGGCTTTGGAAAAACAAATTTTAGCCTTACAAGAGGTGGGGGATAACCCACCACCGTTCGAAAAAAAGTAAATCACCTATTAAATACATAAAAATTAAAAAATGGAAACAAAAATTGTTTACAGAATTGAAAATCCCGAAGATAAGGATGGTATGTGGTACACAAAAGATGGTATTCTCAGAAAGAAGATACACCTACTTTGCCCCGATGGGATTGCAAAAGACTTTCCCATGCCGTTTAACCCGATACACAAAAAAGACGGGCATACTTGGCAAAGTGCTGGTAAAAACATCGAGAACATGAACCAATGGTTTACCGCCTCCGATGCTATAAACTTATTTAACAATGGGTTTAAGTTGTTTGAATTTGAAACTACAATGTTCCAAGAATTAGAAATGGAAGTTCTTTTTTGTCGAAAAGGTGTAATAAAACAAAGGGAAATACCGTTGGAAAGTATTTGGGATATTGCTTCGGTTATCGGTCGATTTTAGAGTAAAGAGGATGACTTGTTATCACGTCTATTGTATGGCAGATAACACGCTCCGAGTATTTCCGATGGTGGTGTATTGTGCCGCCGACATAAAATTCAAATAAAATGACAAACGAGCAAATTAGAGAACATATATTAGAATCGGGTGTAAAAAACTTGAAGGAGTTTGGCTACCCCGAAATAACATCTGAAACAATTTTGACTGATGAGGTTTACAAATTGTTTTTCAAGTCAATGTTGGAAGATAACTTAGGTAACGGAAATCAATTTGATGAGGTGATTAATCAGCTTTTATCGGAGGTCGCATAATTGCAACTAACGGTTAAATATAAAACACATGGAAGTAATGAAACGATTCGATGACTTCAAGAATGAGGATAATAAAACTGATTACCTCACCAAAGAAGAAATGAAAAAAGTGAAATGGACTAAATATAAAATTATAGTCCCAACCTTAGAGGATAAATTGGAACTTGAAAAAGCTTTTGAGCACATTCACTATTCAGATATTGATACTGAGTATATAGTAGTTAATCAGTTAGCTCACGAATACTTAACCGAAGAGGTGACGGGTGACCCAAAGATAATCAACAACATTATCATTGATGAAGAATTGTTTAATAGATTAAGTCAATAATTTTTGTTTTATTACTTATAACGTTTTAGGGGGCACTCACCCCAACGCCAACAATTAAAATTTAAAATACAATGGGATTAAAAGTTTTTAAAGAATGTTGCAAAAACTGTCTTTTGTCGGAAGATATAATTGTAAGCCCAAAAAGAGCTAAAGAAATTATTAAAGATTGTGCAGAAAATCAAACTCACTTCATTTGTCATAAAGCTACAATGAATGGTGGGGAAGAAATTGTTTGCAGTAAATTCTTTGATACTATTGGCTATAAAAGTCAAATGGTAAGAATAGCACAAAGGTTGAATGTATTGGAATTTGTTGAGCAGTCGGATACTGAAAAGCTACCAACTTTTAAAGAAATGTCAAATCGTCAACGGTCGCTCGTAAAATGACGACTAACGATTGAGTGTAATTTTTTCCTCTAAAATTTACGGATTATGAAGCAGAAATTAGAATTAGAAGATTGGTTAGAAAAATATTTTAGTAAAGACTCAGACCACAACTATTATACGTGGACTTTTACATACGATGGTATGCACGAAAATGATAGATGTAGATGGAAAGATGATGATTTACTAACAGAATATCTAAAATATTTTGAGAATGGCGACACTGATATTCATGAGTACGAGGAGTAGTAATTTTTATTACCTATAACGATACTCAGATATGTGTAGTTTTTTTCTTAAATTGAAACGCAAAACTTAAATAATATGGAAAACAATAATAAGAGTACAGACCTTGACACAGATAAAAAATTACATATATCTGATGTTATAAAACGTAATACTATTGGAAGTTGTTTAGAATGTGTTTATTGTAAGTTAAATCCTTATGGTAAAAGTGATGATGAAGATTATACTGGATACCATTGTACATGGATTGGCAGAAAAATATGCGATGAAAAGGATTTAACTAAAGTATCACAAATTCCAAATTGGTGCAGGAAGTATTATGTTTTATAACGTTTTGCGTATATGAGAAGTGGCACTTGTAGAATGTTGAAATTTAGCACAAATACTGATGTGCCATTTCTTATATACGCTGTTAGCAGTAGTACGGATTTAAACCACAAATACTCAATCGAAGAACTGAACCTTTTTCTTTTCTTTTTGTGCGGTGGGAAAATATTAAAATAAAAATATGACAATAGATTTAAGATACGGAGATGCAATAGAGCAGATGAAGTTAATACCTGACGAAAGTATTGATGCGATAATTTCAGATATTCCCTATGGAATTTCATTTAGTGATTGGGATATTAAACATTCTAATACCAATAGTGCATTATTAGGAAGCTCTCCTGCACAACAAAAGAGTAAAATGTTTAAAAGTAGAGGTAAGCCTAAAAATGGGTGGAGTGATAAAGACAAGCAAATAAGTATTGAATTTCAAATATTTTGCGAAAGTTTTTTAAAAGAGTGTTGTAGAATAATGAAACCTGCATCGCCAATATTATGTTTTACAGGAAGGCAATATCAGCACAGGTTTACGGTTGCAGGAGAAAATAGCGGTCTAATATTAAAAGATGTAATTAGTTGGAATAAGAAAAAAGCACCATTTAAAGCACAAAGAATAGGTCAAGTAATAGGTAAGAGAAATTCAGATTATAGCGACAATAGACGATTGGGTAATTTAGCACCAATAGTAGAGCCAATTGTATATATGTTTAAACCATATAAGATTGGTGGAACTATTACAGATTGTTATTTGAAGTATGGTACAGGTACTTTTTGTTCTGAAATTTATAAAACCAATTTAATTGAAGAAAGTTCACATATTTCAGACAAATTGCACGAAACTCAAAAGCCATTAAAACTAATGGAAAACTTAATAAGGACTTTCACAAAAGAACATCAAACTGTTTTAGATATGTTTGGTGGTTCAATGACAACAGGAATTGCTTGTATATACACCAACAGAAATTTTATTGGAATTGAGAACAATATGGATTATTTTAATATTTCTTTAAAGAGGGTGGAAGAAAAAAGAAAAGAAAAAGAATTTAACGTAGTAACTTCATTCGGAGATGGGATGTAGTATTACTGCTAACGGTTGGCAATATGAAACGGTTGCCTAATAAGACGTTTCAAATTTAGTAATAAGCCTAATGGCAACTGTTTTATATTGCTTGTTAGGCACAGTTCATTTATTATGAAAGTAGATATTGAATGCCATAAATGTAAAAAAGAATTTGAAGCAGAATGGGACGTGAGAGGTAAATGCCCACATTGTGAAAATAAATATGATTGGGCATGGGATGGTGAAATATGGAGCGATACTGAAACTTGTTTGCCAATATTTGAAAGTGAATCGGAAGGAGTTAAAAATTCTTTTTTACTTGTACGTGATTGGGTGTAGATACTTGTATTGTGCCTAACGTCCGATGATAAAAAATCGTTTTAATGTTGTTTATCATTTGTTAGGTTTAGTTAAATTATTGTTTTACAAATAAAAAAATATAGATATGAAAATTTACAAAAACATTGAAGATTGGAAATCCGAGTGGACTGATGAAAAACAGAAGTTATTTCAAGAAACCAAAGAACGCAAATATGGAAAGAGTAGTGATGATAGTATGATGACAATAAGCGATAGAGAATTGAGTGAAATAACTGGTGCGGTTAGATTTACCATACCAATAAAAAACTCAAAACAATAATTTAATTGAACCTAACTAATATATATATCTAATAACCCTTAAATCATTGAAAATGAACGAGAAAGGACTCACAACATTAAAGATTTGCGAACAAAAACTTAACTATCTAAATTATTCAAAAAGAACCTCTAATAACTACCTTTCGCACATCAGAAAGTTCTTGAACCAACAAACTAAATCAGCAGTCCACCTTTCAGCTGCGGACTTTCAATCATATTTAGATGATTACCAATTCACATCCACCTCCCAACAAAACCAAGTCATTAACTCAATCCGATTCCTCTACAAATTCGGACTGAACAAAAAATATGATAAGGTTAGTTTCAAAAGACCCAAAAAGGAAAAAAAACTACCGAGAGTTATAGATAGTAGTTTTATAAAAACACAATTGGATAAAATAGAAAATATAAAACATAAAACAATCCTAACGTTAACGTATTCCGTTGGGTTACGGGTATCTGAGGTAACCAATTTAAAAATTGAGGACATTGACTCTAAGAGAATGATAATTCACATCAAAAACGCCAAGGGTAAAAAGGATAGAATTGTCCCACTATCCCAAACAGTTTTGGAGATGCTTAGAAATTACTATAAAAAATATAAACCTACCACTTATCTTTTCAGCGGACAAGACTCAGACCAATACTCAATAGCTTCGTGCCAATCAATTTTCAAAAAGTACATTGACCCCAACTCCTCGATACATACACTAAGACACTCATGTTTTACCACCTTATTGGAGTCTGGAACAGACTTGCGAATCATTCAAAAAATTGCAGGTCACTCAAACGTTAAGACAACCGAGATTTATACCCATGTATCTAATCAATTATTAACCAAAGTAAACTTACCCATTTAAATGTTTCGCCTCAGTCCTTGGCTTGTCGATGTTAAAAGGTATTGGTTTCGAGACCTCCCCAATTTTATTCGCAACCTTTGGAAATTTCGAAAGGCGTTGTGGGGACACCGTTGGGGGGACTATCATGGCACATTAAAGTTTTTAGAAATATCCCTCACCGATATTGCAAACGGTCTCGAAAAAAAAGGCGACGGGGCGTTAGATTATCGCCTTAAAAAAGTCGGTAAAATAAATCGAGTGGTTACCATCCTACAAAATATTAATGACGGTCGTTATTGTGATATGGTGGATGTGGAATTGGGGGGTAGTCCAAAAATAAGTGTTCAGTGGGTTTTGATAAGTGAGTGCCCTAAATTATACGAAATAGTGGACACGTCCCCCGAGGAAGATAAAAATTTCCGCAAGCATTATCACCAAAGGGTTCGGGAATTAGAAGAATCGGAATGGGGGGAGCTTTGGGATACTATTAAGGGATTGTCCGAAAATCAAGAGCGAGATGAAAAATTTGACGGTGGTGGGCTGCGGGATTGGTGTAATTAAAACCTTCAGACCCTACTTGTATATAAAATCACAAACAATAAAACAATGAGCGAAAAAATACATATCACCTTTATTAGTGACACACACAACAAGCATAAAAAATTAGACCAACTATTACCAGGTGGTGACCTCCTTATCCACGCAGGCGACATTTCCTCCATGGGATATAAACACGAGATTGAGGATTTTTGTGCGTGGTTCAATAGCTTAGAACAGTATGATTTTAAATTTTTTATCGCTGGGAATCACGATTGGGGGTTTATCGACCGAGAGGTATTTCAAGTTCATCGAAGCGTACTGATGCCCAAACCAACCGAGGAAATTATCAACAGTTACAAGTGGATTGAATATCTTAGGGACAATCTTGCAGAAATAGAAATTGGCAACAAACCTAAGGTCAAAATTTATGGCAGCCCTTGGCAGCCCGAATTTTATGATTGGGCGTTCAATCTCCCGAGAAAGGGTGCGGAGTTGAAAAAAAGATGGGATGCAATTCCCGATGGGGTGGATATTCTCATCACGCACGGTCCTGCCCACGGGTATGTCGACCAAATACTCGGTCAGACCCAAAACTTAGGGTGTGAGTTGTTAGCAGAAAGAATTAAAGAGGCGAAACCTAAAATCCATGTTTGTGGACACATCCACTCGGGGTATGGGTATATGTTTGATGGTGTAACCCATTACATCAACGCCTCCGTATTAAATGAAAGATATGAGTATGCCCACAAACCCTTAACTGTAGAGTGGGATATCGTTACTAATGAACTCACATTCCTTTAATACCTCGACCCATATTCATTTTTTTAAAATAGTTCTTCCGATGATTGATAAAAATGCCAAAAATTATGCCGAACATTTAGTTGCGGACTTTAAGATACTCCTTCAAAATGAGGATACCGATTGCGGGCAAGAAATTTTATGTACCTTAATTGCCATTAGGTGTGCTCGCATCACCACCCAACGTATCATAGATTATGATGATAAAGACTTGGATTTTTTCACTTCGGTGCTACACGAATTAGACCTCATGTAAACCAAAAAGTACATACCTAAAAAAATACGGAAAAAAAATAATATATAAATTAAAATATTTTTTATGGAACATAGAATTTGTATTAATGGGGTTTGGTATGTTCGAGAAACAATCGAGGAAACTATACTAGATTCCAATTTTGATGAGAACAATGTGGTTCATTTCACCGCTTGTGTCTATGAAACCGATGATTATACTTGGGAGGCATCATATTTATTAAATGAAATGGGGGGTGTGCATTGGGGTGGTATAGATATAGAGTTTACCAATAAGGACACCGAAAATGTTAGTTTATGGGATAACACCCCATGGCTGTTGGGGGTTTTAGAGGGTCACCCCGAAGCCATCTCAAGTGCCAAAAAAGTCATGAACACCCAAGGGGTGCAAGATTTTCGAGATTTTCTCAGATATTTGTCAAACAAGGGTTGGCTCTAAAAAAAGATAAAAGAATGCAAGAATATTCCTACAAAATTGGCGATTTAAGTCTTCGAGTGTCTAATCAAAAAATAGATGAGAGTGCCATTGAGTATCTTAAATCGATGTCGGGGGTGAATAAGTTCCACCCGTCTTGGGAGGAGTATTTGGATTTAATGCCCTCAGATATTCTGATTCATTTACACTTGATAAAAAAAGCCATTTTGGATAGGGGGTGGGTTGGGAAGCCCGCTAGTGAGATTACCGATAAATGGAATTTTTATTTTTCCGATGGGCGTATTTTGAATTTCACTAATCGAGCTTGGGGGGATTTGATGTCCGCCTTGGTAAATAAACGAGAGGGGTATGAGGCATACTACCATTAATTTATTAAATACATAGGGTATTTTTTGGAAATGACCTTTTTTTGTATTAACTTTGGGTATCAAAAAAAGAATGCGATGAAACAGTCAAAAACCACTAAAAGAATGATTTCCGCTCTCGGTGCGGGGGCTCGAATGGTATACTTGGAACAACACCCGCATGGGTTTTCCACCAACCATAAAGTCCATGTAAGTAAAAAAACTTATAAGCGATTAAAGAGGGTTCAGCATGACGATTGAGGAAACTAAGCATTTAACTCACACGCCCCTTTCGGAAGTAGTCACAAACCTCTTGTGCCATAGGGGGTGGAGGGCTGAGTGGGGGGTAGGACAAAACAAACAAGGTTATTTGATAGAGTTGTGTGGGAATCATTTGGGTCTTCGGGCTTGGATTCCTAAATACCAATCAAATCTTGGGTATGTAGGCGAGGTAAATAGCTTAGGTGTACCCAATGGCTGTGTGGTCATAGCCACCGAACTGACTTGGGGGTGTCACCCCATATCTAACGGAGATACTTGGTTGGATTTAAATGATTTTATGAAGTATTTAGAGGGGGTGGCGTTAGGGTAAAAAATAAGAAATATATGGCAAAATCAACCCTTATTTTTTTGGTTTTAATGATTTTTGTGTTATCTTTGTAGTGTTGGGAGAAACAATCAAAATTATCAATTATGGAAAATCTACCTTTGTACACTATTAAGAAAAACCCCTCTTCGATTATTCCCGTCAAGGTGAAATCCTCTAGGGATGTCTATGAGTTAGCTAAACAATTTTATGGGGAGGACATCGATGTTTACGAATCGTTTTTCTTGGTGGCTTTCAACTCAGCTATGGAGGCTGTGGGTTGGGCAAAAATCAGTCAAGGTTCGATAAACTGCACTACGGTCGATATTCGATTGGTTGCCAAATACGCCCTTGATGCTTTAGCCATAAAGTGTGTTTTGGTACACAACCACCCAACGGGTAATTTAAACCCAAGCGATGCCGATAAAGAACTGACCGAAAAAATTAAAAACGGTTTAGCCCTACTTGATATCAAAGTTTCCGACCACTTGATTGTTACTTCGAACGGATATTATTCTTTCTTAGATAGCGGTCTCCTTTAATGATATATACAGAAAAAAGCTATGACGATAGACACTAAATATGATTTGGACACCGTGGTTTTTTACTTGGAGGGTGGTGCGGTCTACAAAGGGGTGGTTTCGGGTATTACCGTAGACTACAGTATGGATTCCACTATCATTAAATATCGATTAACTACCATAAAAGGGGTGCAATTAAGGGAAGAAACCCTATTAGCTACCAACATTGATGCCTTTATCAAAGAAATGTAAAAAACACTGCTCATGAAAACTAAATTTTTTATCTTGCAAGAAATTGATGAGGTGGCGAACCTATTCCAAGTTTTAGGTGTTTTTAACTTTTTGGAGGATGTATTAGATAAAATAGACCGTGTTATCCCCGCCACACCTCAAAGTAAGTTTTTGGTGTATGAGTCTATATTAGGCTCGGGTGAGGCAAAGATAGTTAAAACTGTCTCCCCATACTCAATTGACGAAGAGGTGCTGTATCATGGACGCACGTTTTAGTTTTTATTCCGTCACCCCATACATCTAAAATAAAACAATGAGTGATTTTACCCAAGAGCATATCCATTCCGTGGCTCAGTTATTAACAGCGGGTGGTGACAACATTGAAATAGCCAAGCAGCTGTATATTAATTTTATCTCAAAACATCCCGAAAGGGAACGGGAATTTTGGGCGACCTATCACCAAAACACCTTTGGGAGTGACTTCAATCGAGAAGATTTTTACTCGGATGAGGAATTAATTACCAATTATATTGGGGATAACTTGTGCCTTAAGTTTGGTTTTTATGGGATACGAGGTTTGGAGTTATTTCTCGAAACCAATTATTGCGAGAAGCCCGAATATTTAAGATATCTAAATCATGTAACAGATTTGCCCATAGAACAAGTTGATTGGTCGATTGTGGGGATGAATAAGTGGCATCGGGTATCGGGTCAGTCGGGTTATGGGTTTCGAAACGTTACCGATTATGAATTTATTATAAAGGGTAAGTTAAAAGAACCTAAAAATTACGTTTGGCAAAAATATATCAGTGTTCGTTTCCAACCTAGACACGGTAGTTGTGGTTCGGGGTGGTGTTCGGCATCTTTTGGGGATTGTGTGGTTACCGAGATAGGGTACAATCAAAGTAAGGATTGTCATTTCCTCCCCATCAAGCACATCCCCGTAGAACTCGTGTGCTTTGGGGAATCTAACTATTTATTAGATGAGGAGGGCAGTTTGATTTGGAGTAGCGGAACGGGGGGTGATGTGTACTACCCTAGGGGGGCGGTCTTTCACCGAGAGAATTTAAACACCCTATTTATTTCCCCCAAAACGGAAAGACTCCTAGACAAACCTAATGTTTATTTTTTTAGCGGGGAATCGGGAGTGGGTAAATCCTACATAGGCTCGTTATTAAATCGCCAAGACCTCTCGGTTTTTGAAACTGATGCCTTGGATATGGATGAAGAAGGCGAGGAAGCGGATTACGTAGATTTGGATTATATGTATGGTATTTTAGTAGCCGACATAGTAGTGGTAGGTAATAAACACCCCACCCTAACCTTAGATAAAGTTCTCCAAACCTATCAACATTTAGCTCAATTAGAGGGTGTTACCACAAACATTATTATTTGTAACTTTAAACCAAATATCATAAACAATGAAACTAATTAAAGAAACCCGAAAAATGGCATATGTGATTTGCCAACGCACGGAACAAGGAGATAAATTCATCGACAGCGGTGGAAATGTACAAAATGAGTGTAGTGCGGCTTGTTTTATATACGACCAAAAAGAAGCCATTAGCCGTTTGGATGAAATGAGCCAATCCAAACAATATGGTCATTTGGTTTTGGAGCATTATGAAATAGTTTAGCACCAAGAACCCAAACGAAAAAACAATAAATAAAAAAAGTGGAGTTTCTTTTGAATTTTCACTTTTTTTATTTTATCTTTGCCTTTAATACCCCGTCAACCGATACATATAATAGGTTGGGGTGGCTCGAAAACCTATCCATCTTTAACAAACATAACCTATGGGAATTATGGGAACTATTACGGCAACAGTGTTAATTTATCAAAACGGCTTTGCCGATACCGAAGAAACGGTTTCTGCATTTGATATTATTTTTTGGGATAGGCAGTCCGATTCCAAGACCGAGGAGCAACTCAAATTCGAAGTGCAAGTTATCGCCTCTATTTGTTCTTGGGTGCAATTACCCAATAACCCTAACCTAAATTAAAATGATAGTTTACGAAGCCAAAGCGGGGGTGGAGAAAATAATATTTCGCCCAAACACCGCCACCCCGAAACGAATCGATGCGGTTGTCCTACACCCCCAGTTTGTTCGGGAGCGAACCTTAATGCAGCGGGGGTGTCTAATTATCATCGGGGATGATTTTTCTATTGAAATGGAAAACTTTGAGCGAGCCAAACATCTTTTAGAAGCCATTCATAATAACTCGTATGACCAAAAATGAAATCACCTCTTATGAGGTTTTAAACACTTGCCCTATTGGGGTGGGTAATGTCTGCCAAGTTATTGGCGGCTATGCCGAATCCGTTCATGACTTAATCACTAATTTCCCACAATCATACCATCGGATTCCCGTAGGTACTGAGGTGGTTGTGGTGGATGCTAATGTGGATTTCATCACTATTAGTGCCCAAACGATAACTTTGGATGGTATCATAGTGGCGACCTTAAAACAAGTATTGGAACGAAGAGATTTGCTATACATATCCTCAAATAATAATTAAGTATGGGACGCTTACACAATTTTGATAGCCTTAAATGGATGCCTTATATGGAAAGAAAGGGGTCTATTTCCGCCACTAATTTTTATATGGAAGATGGTGTACCAAAGCCCCTACAAAGGCACTTAAAGATACCCCCATTCAGTTTTTTTGAAATCCTTTATTGGGAGGCAAATCATTACTACGGAAAGCTCGACGAGTATTTGGCTAATGGGTACGAGATTAAAGGTGACTTTGTTTCTATAGATTCCATTAATATTAGTATAAAGTTTTTCGATAAACCCGAGACTTGTTATATGTTAGCAAGTTGGAATAACATCGACCACGATGAGATGTCCCCCGATTTAGAGTTTGTTGGGAATCGAGTTTTCGAACTAACGGCGGAGGAGAAAATTATCTTTATGGAGCTTGCGGAGAGGGGACAAATATATATACAAAAAACATTAAACGACTTTTATTATGGGCAGACAGAAGAAGAATACGGATGAGTTTATCCTCCACGAAATTTATCGTCGGGCGTTCAAAGCAAGCACCCCGAGTGGTGATTGGGATGAACTGTTAGCTAACGCTACTATTAATGAGCGAGGGGAAAAGGTAATCCCCTTTATGGACTATGTGTGTGAGCGAGAGGTCATGGAGCAAATTTTAAAAACCACCCTAATGGAATTTAAAGTCCCTAAATGGAGGCGACATTTATTCGCAACCACTTTTTGGTTGGGGTGTTCCCCCAAAAGCAGTTCTAAAACCGAAACCCCAATAAATCAAGAATAGATGTTAGAGCAAATTTTAGACCGATACGAGGATGATTTTTTAGTTGCCGATGGTTTTGATGCCGCTATTATCGGGGTGGATGAAAACCAGATGCGGTTGATATACTCGGTGTCTAAGTGCTTACGAATTTTAGAAAGTGATATGTCCGAAGAAGAGGCGTTGGAGTATTTCACCTTTAATGTCAGTGGGGCATATATGGGGGAGAAAACCCCCGTCTGGTGTTGGGATGATTTCGAATAGGAAAAAATATTTACCAATTCCTTGAAAAAATATTCTCTTTTTTTTGGAATTATCTTTTTTTGTTTTAACTTTGTAGGGCAATAAAAAAAGTATGTCAACAAATTCAAGAATTGGGATTGAAAATATAGACGCTACGGTCACTTCTATTTACTGCCATTTTGACGGGCAACCCAAAGGTGTGGGTCGTATTCTACAAACCCATTATCAAAATCGAGCAAAGGTAGAGGCGTTGATTGCCTTAGGTGATATTAGTGTTTTATGCCCCGAACTTTATCCGATTAAACACAAAACTCACACTTTTTCTCGACCCCAAGCAAATTGCACAATTGCGTTCCACCGAGACCGAGGTATTGAGTTAAAACAACAAAAACACTCTTCGGTGGCTATGTTTCTACAAATACCCCAAGATAGTATAGCAATTCGATATGCTTACTTATTTTCACTAACTGGGGAATGGTACATATCGCACACCCAAGATACGGAACATAAAGTTTTCCATCAAACCCTAGATAGTATTTTAACCCATACCATTTAAAGTTAATGCGGATGCGAAGAAGAACTAAATCCAAAGAACGGATAAACACAAACCCCCACTTAGAACTACTACGGGCTATCTTATTTGATGTCGAACAAAATAGAACCCTCAGTTGGGAGGAATGGAGTCAAAAACCGCAGAGGATTTTAATTGGAGAGCGGACTTTATCCAAAAAAGAAATGAGTCATTTTTTAGATTCTTGGTGCGACCTCTATGCCCAAAATGAACTATACGAAATTTGTTCCAAAATAAAACATATTAAATTTAATCATTATAAAACTAAGTCAAAAGTATGAAAACACTTGCCGATTTTACACCCGAAATCAAAGCCAAAATTCCCGAATACCAAGCCCGTGCCTTAGAAGGGGTTTCCGATGGCGGGCGTTATCGTCGCTTCTCTTTAGAAAAAGCTAAAGCTTGTGTGGATTGGAATTATAAATACATTGGGAATCAACCACCCAAATGGATTTTTGCGGCGGAGAATCCGTTCGAAACCCAACTCATGTACAATTGGATTAAGAATCAGTTGGAAACCAATCCCGAACTAATGGAGCGAGATACCTACGAGGGTGCTTTACTCCCACCCAAAGAAGAGATGTCTAAGTTCAAGGAGTACAACAACTATTACATTTTTACTATGAATGTTTATAGTGATTGTTACTATACTTGGTATGAGTTCATCCGCAAGGAATTTGATTTACCGCTCAGTATTAATGACGACTTTCAAGAATGTTTCCGCCTCCAACGAGAATCGGGCATCTTTAACATCATTTGTAATGAGGTCTTTGCGGTGGTATCTAAATACCCAACCCAAATCCACTGGTCGAATCAAAACCTACTCCATAATTTAGAGGGAGCTGCTATCGAATGGCAACATTCCACCCCACATACTCAATTTGAGTGTTATTACGTCAATGGTCGTAACCTACCTAAATCCATATTCGAGGCGATTAAAAGCAACACCTATACTATGTCGGATTTTTCCCAAGAAGATAATGAAGAGGTTAAGTCGACTGCTATTATGCTGATGCAAGAATTATATGGGGATAATTATGTGGTAGATTTCTTGGGGAACTCTTTAACTCAAGTAGATACCTATGTGGATAAAAAATCGGAGGATTTATTAGAGGGTACAACCAAGGGTCAAAATATTGGGGTGTATACTTTATACCGAGGTCAGATTATGGGAGAAGAGGTGGCGTATGTTCGATGCTATTGCCCAAGCACCGACCGAATGTTTTTCTTGGGGGTCGAGCCTATCCACACCAATGCGAAAGATGCTATTGCCTCCCTATATCGAATTCCTCAAAAATTGAAAAAACATATTAAATATATACAGAGACAAGGGGAGCGTTTCTCCACGGTCTTCACCCCCAAAGGAAAGGGGGAGTTATCCAAATTATCACCCGAGGATTTGGCAGATATGACCTCCATTACGGGAGATGAGTACTTTGCTAAAATGCGTTACGAATATTAGTTCATTTCAAAAAAATTTTAAAATTATGTTGTCAAAAATCAATGTTGCTCCCACCTCTACCGAGGGGCATTTCGTCGAAGGTGCAAACCAAGTTATTGAATTGGATGCTATTAATGAAACCTTTGCGGTTTCGGGGGTATCTAAATTAGTAACCAAAAACCACACTTCTTTGGAGATGCAAGAAGATTGTTTAATCACTTGTCAAACAGTGTACAATCCTTTTGCTAAGGTGTTCCAAAAAAGCCGAGACTAGCCAAAACGGAAAAGTGAGAATCCTTGGGTTCTCACTTTTTTTCTTTTAACCCAAAACCAAACCTAATGCGATATTTAATTTTAAGCGTGTGTTTAGTTTTAAACTTTACTATGGTGGGGCAACAGAACTCGCCCACCCCCGATACTATTTGGTGTGTTCGACTTTGGAGCACTTTCGATATCCATTTGGTAAAATTCGAAATGATAACCTTAAATAACGAACCTCTCAAAGTTGAACTAACCCAAAATGGATTAGTCCACATATGGATACCCTATACCAATAAAACAGAGGCAGAGCGAATGCTCATTATTTGGAAACATGAGCACCCCGAGGCATCAATTCATCCCAAATCATCGGATGCCGTAGAGGAAATGCCCCTTTTGTTTACTTGGGACTAAAAAATAATATAATAGCTTATGGATGATTTTGAATATACACCAATCAAAAAATGGGGATTACAAACCAAGGAAACCCAACCCGAAAACATTGCTACTTGTGTTGCCGAAAACAAAGTTATTGCTATTGAATATTTCGCCCAAATGAAAAGATTGACGGTGGAGCAGTTATTGTTCATTTACCAAGTAGTCATAATTAAATAACGAAATACGTCTTTTTTGCGCCCTTGATTCTGATATATACAGAAAAAAGAAGAATCATATGGCACTCATCACAAGACAGTTCGGACCGAACGCTAAAGGGTCGAAACTCACCATTGAAGAAATGGATGACAATCTTCTTTGGGTTAACAACCTCACCGAGGTTGCCTATACAGAACTGACAAATTTGATTGGGTCAAACAATTTAGTTCCTGGTCAGTATTATCTAATTACAGATTTTAGAACTTGTTATGACCAACCCGACTATGACCAATACAAAACACCTATTGCAGTATCAAATTCTTCTTGGGTTCCTACCGCAATTGACCCAATTGTAGTATTAGCAGTTTCGGAAAACAATTTAGCGTTAGACGCATTTCAACCTAGTTATCCAAATGATACTATTAAATACGATGTAACATATTCTACGACCGAATCAGGAAATACCGCTTTTGGTAGAATTACTGAAAGGGTTGATGAATGGGGCAACCGTGCGGATTATGACCACCGAACTATTCAATTTAAAAGATACCGTTTAAGAACTTATGATAGATTATCCCCTCAACCAGGGACAGTTGAATTACAAAGTGATGGAACAGTACTTGGAACACTGACAAATTTTACCGCACTGACACCTGGTCAAGTTATTGCTATCAGAAATAGTAGTGAAACTTTTTACACAATTTTGACCATCACTGATGATTTTACTATGACTGTAACAGGAGACACTATTACTGCAACTGGTGCAGGTCTTCAATTTTTTGATACAAATTCTTATAGTTACGATAGCTATTATCCAAGCAATGTTGATGGGCAATTAGATTTTAGTCTTTACTATACATTTGAGGCAATAGATACTGATGGTTGCATTAACACCTATATTGGAGACCACGCTAAATATTTTATAAATGATGGTTTAGGCGATTTCTTATTAGCAAATAATGTTCTCAAAGATGGCGGTTATCAAAATAATACTATTGGTGATAGTTCTTATAATAATACCTTCAATGATGATTGCACTGCTAATCAAATAGGTTATGCCTTTCGAAACAATATTACTGATGATGACTTTGATGACAATGTAATTGGAAATTTCTTTGAAAATAATATCATTACAGCAAATTTCTATGATAATCACGTTGGTAATGATTTTAACGATAATTTTATTTTGTGTGATAGTTTCTATAGAAACCAAATTGGGAATGACTTTAGGAATAATTGGATAGATAGCGATTGGGGTTTTGATTTCCAAAACAATCAAATTGGAAACCAATTTAATAATAATGAAATTTACAAAGAATTCTATAAAAATGTTATCCTTAATGGATACAATCAAAATCAAACTTGGGATGCGGTCTATGGGAATAAAATAGGAAATGGGTTTAATAATAATATTATTTATAACCAATTCTATGACAACCAAATTTTAGATTATTTTAACAATAATACAATTGGAGATTCTGATTTCATTGGAAATTATGATTTTTCTGATAATATTATTGGAAATGATTTTAAAGGTAATCTTACATTAGGTGATTTTTATTTCAACAATATCGGGCATGGTTTTGTTTCGAATAATAGTGAAACTGAATTTAGAGATAATGTAATTGGCAATAATTTCTTTGACAATAATATTGGAGAATATTTTAGTTATAATACAATCGGTAGCACTTTCCAAAACAATACAGTTGGTGATGACTTTGGGTATAATACAATCGGTAGTTTTTTCCAAAACAATGTTATCTCCAATAAATTTGGTTTTGGTGGAATATTTTCTGACCAACCAAGAGGTAATAAAATTGGAAATAAGTTTCAAAACAATACCGTAGGTGAGTTTTTCTATGACAACATTATCTACGATGGTTTTACAAACAATACTATAGGATTTGAATTTAGATACAATGATATTAAAGTTGACAATTTGAGTAGTATAAATTTCACTGATAATCAAGGTGTAATAGATGGTTGGGGTGCTAATGGTCCAAGTGGGGCAGATAATGTCTATTCTAATATTGGACAAGATTCTACTTCTGGTGTGGGTGTTGGTGCGACATTTGACATAACAGTAAGTGGTGGAGTAGTTACAAGTGTTTTGCTTAATGGGGGCGGTATATTATATAAAATAGCAGATACTATTACCATCTTGGGTTCTAATTTTGGAGGAATTGATGGTACTGATTTAATCATAACAGTAACAGATGTAAACACCGCTTTAGTAAATATGAGAACTAACTGTACGATTTTTTACAATGACTCTGAAAATATTAAACTTAGTTATATTGATAATATAGGGGGACTAAATGTTATTAATATAACAGCTTAAACATTTAAAAATAAAAACTTAACAAAATGAGAATATGTATATTATGTGATGCTTCTAAAGTAGCAGAAGCAAGAGCAAAAGAAAAAAATGATAACATCCTTAAAATTGAACTTTCCCCAACGGGAGAAAAGCCTGCGACACATTATTTTTGCACTATGGTGGTAACTCAAGAAAAAGCTGATAAGCTTATAGCAAAAAAGGATTTCACTACCATGGAAATTGCTGAGCCCAAAGATTTCTTAGAAAAGAATGGTCTAAAAATGATTAATTAATCATTTAATGATTTTTGGATAATAAAGTTGTTAGTAGATACACACAACTTGAAATATACAACCCGTTAACCCAAAGTGAAAAACTTCCAAACAATATTAAAGCAAAAAGGCTATTACTCGGGAGAAATCGATGGCATTGTCGGTCCGATGACACTATCGGCAACCAAACAATTTATCGATATCGAAATGAACATTAGGGGGTGGATGAAGCCAAACAACGACCTTGTTTGGCTTCGCACCGACCAAACTTTCGATAACAAGTTTTCGGATTATGTGGTGCGCTTTAATAATCGGGCTGCCGATATGGTTATGCCGTGTAGCACCACCCCTGGTGATTTCTATATTTTCAACCCCCTAAGCGTGGGTGGGATAACTGGCTCGGCAGTGGCGTGTGAACAACAAGTCATTTCCTCGCATAAGTTCATAACTGCCCCAAATTGGAAATCCCTTTGGTTGGGTGCGCCCTTTTTC